CGGCGAGTCCGATGTCGTACGGCATCGAAGTGTCAAAACCTCCGTAGTCTCCCTCCATGAACTTAGTACTAAAACCAATCATGCGGGAAACGAGGTCATCGACATCCCGCGAATGCATATTGATGCCAATCGCGGTTCGGAAAATGTCACCATACTCGACCATTAGGGAGTAAAAGGGCATTAGGTACATGCGATTCACGAGTGTGGACTCATAAGGCGACATGCAAAAGACACGCGTTTTCCGATCGCGAATCTTCTTCCAAGCACGGGGTTCGTCTTTCAACTGAGCCCCAAGCAAGGGGAGCGCATCTTCACGACGTTCATAGGCATTGCACTGTTCAAGTACTTGCTCACGAACATCAAAAAGTGGCATGTAGGCGTCTTGCTTAAAACCAAGACAGCACTGACGGGAGTACTTCTTCTTTGCTCCAGGCCAAGGCCAACCACCAGAAGTGGAAGGGCGCATGGCACGCATGTAGAAGTCCTCTGGATCACCATTCTGGGCGATCTCCATCGACACGGGGCGAATCGACTTAACGCCAACGGCGTTAAGAGACGAAACGACGTGGTTCTTAACCACCTCGATGGTGCGCTCAAGAATCTTCGGATTGAGAGAATTCTTGATAACGCCAGCTTTCTTAACAAAATGGTTATATGGTCCCTGGTACTCACCAGTTTCCTTATTCCATCCTGCCGAGAAAGGTGGAGCTCCATAAAGAGGAACTCCACGTTCGTCAAAAGGACTCACATCAGTGAGTTCTTTTGCGTAATGTACAAAATCAGATGAACAAAGCTTAGACTTGCCAAGCTTCATTGCAGTGTACCCGATGAGACCTCCGTAAACGGAGAGTCCACTAACAGGTTCAAAATTGAGTGGAGAGCGCTCATTGACGCTCCCAATTCCGTCTACCGAAAGAGGCAGACGGATGTAGCCTTCACTATTAACACCAAGTGTACAAGATCGGGCAGAAATTGTTGAAAGTGCAGACATGAGGTCGGGCCTGCGAATGCTTGTTGAGAAGCACTGCGCAATATCAGACCCAGCTGTATGAATACCAACAATGCCGCGAGCTCCAGAATACTCCATCAAAAGAGGAGTACCACAAAGACCGCGACCGTGATTTCTCCAAGTGTAGGTAAGAGGAGTCATCACTTCAACAACGCCCCAATTGGGGTCTTGGGCAGAAATGTATTTGGTTCCCTTAACCATAACATCAAATCCGCCAATCCTTCCACGGTTTCCATAAACCATAGGGGTAACAAAATCTGCAGAGAAGTAGGAAGTAATATCCTTAA